TTAAAAACGAGACCATCTCAATTTATAAGGAAATATTATTATGGCATCATTAGCAGAAATTCGTGCTCGCATCGCGGCACAAGAAAACAAGTCAGGGAACAACGGTTCTACAAAACAATCTGACAACTTAATCTACCCCCACTGGAATATGGACGAAGGCACTACAGCCTCTTTGCGCTTCCTACCAGATGCAGACAGCAAAAATCCCTGGGGTTTCTGGGTAGAACGTCAAATCATCAAACTACCATTTAATGGTGTTAAAGGTGATTCAAACGTAAAACAAATTCAAGTACAAATACCTTGCGTTGAAATGTACAACGATGGTTCTTCTTGTCCAATTTTGGCAGAAGTTCGTCCTTGGTATAAAGATGAATCACTAAAAGAATTGGCAAACAAGTACTGGAAGAAACGTAGTTATATATACCAAGGTTTTGTTCGTCAAAATCCTATCGGTGATGACACAACACCTGCGAACCCAATTCGTAAGTTTATTATCAGTTCGCAAATTTTCAGTATTATCAAGTCATCATTGACTGATCCTGAAATGGAAGAATTGCCAACTGACTATTTGCGCGGTCTTGACTTCAACGTTAAGAAATCAAGCAAAGGTGGTTATGCTGATTATTCTACATCAACATGGTCACGTAAAGAAAGTGCATTGACTGACCTTGAATTGGCAGCAATTGAAGCACATGGTTTGTACACATTGTCTGACTTCTTACCTAAGAAGCCAGGTGAAGCAGAACTACGCATTATGAAAGAAATGTTTGAAGCAAGCGTAGACGGTCAACCATACGACAATGAACGTTGGGGTAACTATTTCAGACCTTATGGTTTAGAAGCACCTGCAGGAACGACAGCGGCAGCAACAAAAGCGTCTACTGAAACTAGCGCACCCGCGACTGCACCTATAGCAGAGTCTGCACCATTTGATACTGATGAACCATCAACAGCATCAGCTCCAATCTCAGTCCCTACATCAGCTCCTAGCAGTGATAAAGCACAAGACATTCTTGCAATGATTCGTGCTAGACAAGCAAAAACTGCTTAATTAAAACGGGGACTTCGGTCCCCTATTAAATAGGAGAATATATGACATTACCAGACGAAAGATACCGGGCCCTAAAGCAAGGTAAAAAACTATTAGAGGAATTATGTGATCCTGGTAAAACACCAAGGGTACCCAGCATAGTTCGTGACAAAGCAAGAGCGGCACTAAGACATTACCCACACGATTATGAAATAGATTCTATCGCAGAAAAATGTCCCGACCTGCTTGATAAACAACCGTTTAACATGTATACTACCGGTAAACACATTGGAGATAAAATTGGGTAAGCCATTTGACGTAAGTAAATTTAGAAAAGAAATCACTAAGTCCATTGAAGGACTTAGTATAGGGTTCAACGATCCGACCGACTGGATCAATACAGGAAATTATGCACTTAACTATCTTATTAGTGGTGATTTTAACAAAGGGGTGCCTCTTGGTAAGGTCACTGTATTTGCTGGCGAATCTGGTTCCGGAAAGAGTTTCATCTGCTCTGGTAACTTGGTTCGTCACGCACAGCAACAAGGTATCTTTGTGGTTCTCATCGATTCGGAAAATGCTTTAGATGAGAAGTGGTTACACGCATTAGGTGTGCAAACTACCGAAGATAAATTGTTGAAACTAAACATGGCTATGATTGACGATGTAGCCAAGACAATCAGTAAATTTGTTATTGATTATAAAACACTTCCAGCAGATGACAGACCTAAGGTATTGTTTGTCATTGATAGCTTGGGAATGTTGCTAACACCCACTGACGTAAATCAGTTTGAAGCAGGTGATATGAAGGGCGACATGGGTCGTAAGCCTAAAGCATTGGCTGCGCTTGTTCGCAACTCTGTTAACATGTTCGGTAGTCTGAACATTGGTATGGTTGCAACTAATCACACATACGCAAGTCAAGATATGTTTGATCCAGATGACAAAGTATCAGGTGGTCAAGGCTTTGTGTATGCAAGTAGTATTCTCGTTGCTATGAAGAAACTCAAACTCAAAGAGGATGAGGATGGTAACAAGGTTTCAGAAGTAAATGGTATTCGTGCCGCATGTAAGATTATGAAAACACGTTATGCAAAACCTTTTGAAACACTACAGATTAAAATTCCATACGAAACAGGTATGAACCCATACAGTGGTCTGCTTGATTTGTTTGAAAAGAATGACTTGTTGACTAAAGAAGGTAATCGTTTGAGTTATACAACAGATGACGGAGAAATCTTAAAGATGTTCCGTAAAGGTTGGGAATCAAATGAAGGTGGTTGCTTAGATAAAGTCATGGACGAATTTAGTAAAAATCACGGAAAAAAGCTAAGTACTGAATCAGTGGAGGAGGCAGTACAATGAGTTTAGATAGTATCGTAGAGGTTTGGGAAATCTTGCGTGACCATGTTGATTTGAATGATCGAGGTGATGCGGCAGATTCTTTGGTTAATTATTTGATGGACAACAATTTTGAAGTTGAAGATATCAAAGATGCATTCAAAGATAAAGATATCACTAAGGCGTTAAAAGGTTATGCCGAACAGCATTTCCAAGAAGAAGAATACGAAGAAAATGATGACGAGGATCACAATCCAGAAGATTGGAATTAAATGTCACACAATTGGTATACACGAATCGTTTATGATTTGTCAGTAATACCGGATTTTATATCGTATTATCTAGTTGAGTTAGACTCAGCAAAAAAAGATGTAAAGATATACGGCAAAGTTGAAAAGAACCTTGCTGATCTTCCCGGTACCACTGAACAGAGGTTCAATCAGCTACAAGAGATTGAGGCTGTGTTGAACTACCTAAATATCCAACTCAGGAAAATTCGCCGAAAACATTTTCAAAAGTATTTAGAAGCGTATAATAGAGCATTGACCAGTCGTGATGCTGAGAAGTATGTAGACGGTGAAGATGAAGTGATTGATTACGAAACATTAATCAATGAAGTGGCCCTACTACGCAATAGGTGGTTAGGAATTATGAAGGGTCTTGAAGCCAAGCAATGGCAGATGGGACATATCGTGCGATTACGCACAGCAGGAATGGAAGACATATCATTATGACACAGTACAGAGGTAAAGGATTTTTGCAAATACTCGGTGGCGGAGCAGGTGGACCATCAAAATATAAGGGGACTTCAGCGTTATCATCAGCACAAATATCACCTATCACTATTTCAGCTTTACAAGGTTATGTCCCAACCACATCATTAATTAGCGGATCACAATGGGACGAAGTTCATGTTCAATCTCAGTACCATGAGGCTGTTAAAAAATATGAAGTACTAGAAAGTCCGGAAGATGTACTTGCACTAAGCGTGACTTGGAAACGATTGAACAAAACTAATCCATCAGTATTGTCCAATGTTTCTAACTTACTCGCTAAAGAATTGTTCACACATATCACTGATGAAGATAGAGAACTAGGTCAAGAAATTCGTGACTACTATAGTAAGAAGATTATGATATGGAAACTCAAAAATGCTAGATTTTCAAAATTTAGAGATGAGTTAAATTCCTACATACACAGTCCAACTCCCTTGTTAGTTAAAAATGATTTCATGGGTATGATTTACTATCTTCCATATTTCTATGAATACGATACTGGTGTTGATGAGGTTCGTGTTCAAGTGAATCCAAAAATCAATGTGTCATTTCAAATGGTAAGAGATACACCTAGAGAATTAGAACCATTACAAAAGATTGTCTCTAAACGAAAATCCGCCGTGACTAATCACTATTGGTTAAAAGATATAGAGACCAATAGTGCAGTTCAATTTGTGTTTGATGTATCAAATCCACTAGAACATATTTGGTCTATACTGTTTGCTAAGAATGAAATCATGGAAGTAACAGGTTCGTACTACACAAAGTCACGTGACGAATTTGAATACTTAAGTGTTAAAAATTGGAAGCTAGAAAACATTTGACAATAAAGCCATTCGGCTGTACAATAAGCACATGAACTTAACTAAAGGAACAAAAATGACTCTTAAACAAAAAGCAATGATACAAACTCTTGCAATTTTCATTGGTATGATTTTAATCTCAGTACTACTAAATGTAATACTTGTGTATGCATCTATTCAAGCTATTCAGTATACGTGCGGTGCTATCCTAATCGGATTCTTGGTATACGTTGTATATGGTGTTGTTTTATCACGACTTGAGTATGATGCAAAATTAAAGGAACTAATTAGTTCCAAAACTTGACAGTAATTGGATTCTCATATATAATACTTGTATTGATTGATTGAAAAGGGGTTTTATGTCATCAACGATTTGTGTTAAGTACGGTGAGTATCGCAACATGCCTGTTGTGAATAAAACTTTTAAACTTGTCAAGGGTTATCAGACAGGTGCAAAAGGTGGTTATGTGACAGTAAAGAACGAGGGCCATTTCCCTAGCGTTAATATTGAAAATATTAAAGTTAAGGTCAATGGTATTGAGAATATTGAATTTGTTAATGGAGAAGTAGAAGTGTCAGATGCTATTCAGTTTACGATTAAACAGCCTAAGGCGCCTGTAGTCAAAGAATCTGATGAGGAAGCAATGAATCGTATTGCAACCCGTTTTGCAGTACTTGATGAAATGTCGCAAGCGGCTATCAACGGTGATATCCGTGCTATGATTGTATCAGGACCCCCGGGAGTTGGTAAGTCATACGGTGTCGAATTACAACTTGAAAAATCAAGTCTTTTTGATAAGATTGCAGGTAAGAAATTACGTTATGAAGTTATCAAAGGTGCTATGACCGCTCTTGGTTTGTACGCACAATTGTACAAACTTTCGGATCGTAAAAACGTGTTAGTGTTTGACGATTGTGATAGCGTGTTTGCCGATGACTTGTCATTGAACATTTTGAAGGCTGCACTAGATTCAGGCAAGCGTAGACGCATTTGCTGGAATAGTGATTCTAGTCTGTTACGCCGTGAGGGTATCCCTGATAGTTTCGATTTCAACGGTACTGCTATTTTCATTACAAACTTAAAGTTTGAAAATGTGAAAAGCAAAAAATTGCAGGATCACTTAGAGGCATTGCAAAGTCGCTGTCACTTTCTTGACCTGACTATTGATAGTGAACGTGACAAAATGTTGCGTATCAAGCAGGTGCATCGTGATGCTGACGGTGGTTTGTTCAAAGACTATGATTTTGAAAACGGTGAAGGTGAGATGATTATTGAATTCATGTTTGAAAATCAATCTCGCTTGCGTGAGTTGAGTATGCGTATGTGTCTGAAAATTGCAGACCTAGTAAAGATCAGTCCTAGCAATTGGAGAGCGTTGACTGCTAGTACTTGTATGAAATCTGCTTAATTTACCCTTTCGTTAAGCAGTAAAGAGGGACTTACATGTCCCTCTTTTTTCCACTATGTTTGCTTTGCAATACACTAAGTAGTATAATATGAACATGATAGTGAAACCTAACACAAAAGAACAATTAGTAGATTTTATGCTAAAGCATATTAGCCTAGGAACCTACGACAAAAAGTTTTTAGACAATTTGCTACACTTAAATTTTGCAGTTAAGAATCCAATTACAACCAATCAAGCCGAGTTGCTCAACAAGATTACATCAAGGTATCATAGACAATTCTTAAAAAAGGATTTGAACAGTGAAGAACTAATTCAGTTACCTTGGACACTACAGCCTATTGAGAGCAGTGTTCAATTTACGCAAGCATACATATCTATAGCGGATGACAAAGACATTGTTATTCATAGTCCTTACAAAAAAGAATTTGTAAAGACACTAAAGGCCCTAGAATACATGCAGTGGGATAAAGAAAATAAACTTTGGCATACACCCTATGCTGAATTTAGGTTAAAGAAGTTAATAGAAATATCACATCATAGTTATTCAATTGTCAATTACTGTCCTGTTATTGAAGAAATAATGATCCAACTTAAACTATATGAAGAAGTTAAGTATTGGAATCCAACATTGATTGAACGCAATGGTAATTACTATGTTGTTGCATGTAACAAAGTACTGTATGAGAAAATCAAAGACATTGACTTGAATGAAGATCCTGTAACTATTGCAAAATTAGTGCGCTTAGGTATTAAAATTGATGTAGTTGCAGACAAAGTTGCAACGGAATTCAACACACAACTAGAATACCACGATATCAAATATATCATTGAGTCATTACAACGAATAGGTGCTGACTATGTGATACTAAATCAAATGTACGGTGTCAACAAATCTTATATGATGGAAGTTGCTAATCATTTGAAGGCAAATAAAATCAAACATATGATTAGAACTAAAGGCCCAGAATCTTTCAAAGAAGATTTACGACAATATGAAATGCCAGTGAAGTTAAATTTCGGCATGATTAAAGCAGAAGATGGAATAAAATACTTAGGAAAAATAATTGGTTTAACAAATAGTGTACCAATCGAGGTCAAATGAAACAATGTAAACTGATAATTAAAGACGAGGTCAATGTTAAAATCGAAGGCTTAGAGTTAGCCGAACGTAAAGCATTGATGAAGAAATTTGAATATGAAAAGCCCGGGGCACGATATCTGCCGAGTGTCCGGCTAGGTCGTTGGAACGGTAAAATTAGTTTCTTTAGTCTAGGCGGTAGCAGTTTTGTAAATCTACTACCGGAAATTCTTCCTGTACTTGACATGGCAGGATATGATATTGAGTTGGAAGATTTACGTGAATACAGTACAACATTCACCTTTAATCAAATCACAGAAAATACATTCAGTCAATATACTTGGCCAAAAGGTCATACTAAAGAAGGTGAGTCAATAATCTTCCGTGACTATCAAGTAAAGATTGTTAACGATTTTCTAGCAAACCCCCAAGCACTGCAAGAAATTGCAACAGGTGCTGGCAAGACATTGATTACAGCCGCATTAAGTTATAGCGTACAGAATTATGGTCGTAGTATTGTTATTGTCCCTAACAAAAGTCTTGTTGTACAGACCGAGGCAGATTACATCAATCTTGGATTAGATGTTGGTGTGTATTTTGGTGATAGAAAAGAGTTCGGTAAGACACATACAATCTGTACGTGGCAAAGTCTTAACAATATGCTTAAGAAAACAAAAGCAGATGAAGCAGAAGTACCTATTGGTGAGTTCTTAGAAGGTGTAGTATGTGTCATGGTTGACGAGGTTCATATGGCCAAGGCTGATGCACTGAAAGAGTTATTGACTGGGGTAATGAGTAATATTCCGATTCGTTGGGGATTGACTGGTACGATTCCTAAAGCAATATTTGAAGCACAAGCAATTTATGTTAGTCTTGGTAATGTTATCAATAAGCTAAGTGCAAGTGAATTACAGGACCGCGGTGTGTTAGCACAATGTCATGTGAACATCGTGCAGTTACAAGACAAAGTAGAGTTTAGCAATTATCAAAGTGAATTAAAGCATTTGCTAGAAGATACTGTACGCCTAGACAAACTGGCTCAACTGGTATTAAATATCAAAGAATCGGGGAATACACTAGTATTAGTGGACAGGGTAAACGCCGGTAAAGAATTAATTAGCAGATTACCTGATGCTGTGTTTGTTTCGGGTAACACTAATATGATAGAAAGAAAAGAGGAATACGATGAAATTGCAACCAGCACAAACAAAATCATTGTCGCAACCTACGGTGTGGCAGCGGTTGGTATCAACATACCACGAATATTCAACCTTGTTCTTATTGAACCAGGCAAGAGCTTTGTTAGAGTCATCCAAAGTATTGGTAGAGGTATTAGAAAAGCGGATGACAAGGATCACGTTCAAATCTGGGACCTAACCAGTAGCTGTAAGTTTGCCAAAAGACATTTGACTAAACGTAAAGAGTTTTATCGTGAAGCAAATTACCCTTTTGATATGGAGAAGTTGACATACAAGTAAAATTGTGTTACACTACATCATATGAGAATACTAAATTTAGAACACAACGAGTACTACAATCTTGAAACACTTCCTGATGAGGTAGATGATTTACGATTTGCAATATTAGATAATAGCAATCCACAGAATGTTGACTATCATTATATCCCTTTGATCTTTTTAGAAAGTTTCAACAGCCCTGCACTTGTACTACGTATCGGTGATAGAACAGTAAAGATGCCTGTTGATTGGCAGATACTGATCGGTGAACCTGACATGGGTGACTTAGAAACACTTCCACTAACAAGTATTAATGACAGGGGATTTAAAGCATTTGAGTTTAATCCATTGAGTGCATTTAGACCTAGCTTTCAAGATATTGAGATTTTAGATATTTACCATGACGTAACTTGGTATGCACCACGACTAAAGAACGGACAGTTTTTGTGTGTACCAATTGATGATGGGCACAAACCACGCTGTGTTTATTTTGTTAAAGAAGTTAGTAGAAATTGTGAAATAATAGATTACGATCAGGCATTTTAATGGCAACTAAAACTCCAGTTGATGAGAAATTTGAAAAAGTAGACTTTGATTTATTTGATGCACTTGCCGCAATGGATAAGAAAGACTATGGTTATTATGACAAACTGACTGAAGAACAACAGAAGAAGTTTGTTCCATATATGATGACCCATTGGATGAGTGCTATTAAAGCAAATGCAGGACTAAGTTCGTATTACTTAATGAACACTGACTACACTGCAAACAAGCATCTATTCAATGAGTACGTGCAGAAACATCCCAAGCTACAATGGTTGATGCTATGTGCGGCAAGCCCTGGCTTGGGTAAGCAGTTTCATCAATGGATACCTCATCTGTCAGGTAAGATAGCACAATTAAAAGAATCACCTAAAGAAAAAGATATTCGTGATTACTTTACTAAAATATATCCCAAAGCAAGTGGTGCAAATTTATATGCTATCAGTGAAGAATTTGTGGTGTCACAAAAGAAAAAAGTTTATCTAGCAAAAGAATTCCCTCATCTTAAGATAGAAGATATTGAAACACTAGCCGCAATCACCACTGACAAAGATATAGCACAGTATGAAAAAGATCACGGAAACGATTGAGATTAAACATAGTTGTGAATTTTGCAAACGTGAGTTTGTAAAAGAACGCACATTGTTTAGCCATCTATGTGAACAAAAGCAACGCTGGCAAAATCGTGACCAATTGGGTAATAGATTGGGCTTTCAATCTTGGTTACAATTCTATTCTAAGAATAGCATGAGTAAGACTAAGAACAAAACACATGAAGAATTTATTAAGAACGCTTACTACATTCCCTTTGTGAAGTTTGGTAACTATTGTGCAGATGTAAATGTTATTAATGTGAGTAGATATGTTGATTGGTTACTAAAGAACAATATTAAGATTGACAGTTGGATTAGTGATACAACATATACTAGGTTTTTGATAGAATATATACGACATGAAGATCCGTTTGATGCAATACATCGAGGAGTTGAGACATGTATGCGACTATCAGAAGCAGATAGAATTCAACCACATGATATATTGCGATATGGTAATGCAAACAGAATCTGTTTAGAAATTACTAAAGGTAAGATTAGTCCCTGGATGCTTTACTGTAGTGATAGCGGTACTAAATTTTTAGATACATTAAGTCCAGAACAAGTAAAAATCATTATGGATTACATTAATCCAGAACAATGGGCATTGAAATTTCATCGTGAACCAGACCTTAAACAACAAATTAAAGACACCCTTCGTATCGCAGGCTACTAAAGTTCGTCTTCCCTGGAAGAAAGGTGATTCTATAGCCCGATGGGACGAAACCTGTATATGGGCTATGGAACAGTTTGGGTTACCCGGAGACAAATATAGTACTCATCCCACTGAGAATTATATGGATTTTTATTTCCAAGATGAGAAAGACGCTATACATTTCAGTCTCAGGTGGTTATAATAGTGTAATATTTGCTTGACTAAATATTATACTAATGAAGCCCACAATTGCCCTTTTTGTAGCAGATCCAAAATGCTCAGTACAAAGTTCCAATGGAATAATGAGTTCTTTGGGCAATAAGTATAACTTCAAATTATTTTCTAAAAATGCCCTAGAAAAAGACTTCTTTAAAGGAGTTGATATGGTTGCTGTTCCTGGAGGATTTGGAGATAGTGACAGTTATGAGAAACTATTTGAACACAGCGGGAAAAGAGTAATTGACTTTGTTAACAATGGTGGCAGATATCTGGGTATATGCATGGGCGCATATTGGGCAGGTTCGCACTATTTCTCTTTACTTAAAAGCGTAGATGCTGTACAATATCTCAAGCGCCCGGGAACTGATACACGTAGACCACATGCAAAGAACATGCCTATCACTTGGAGAGACGAGCCAATGAAAATGTTCTGGTATGATGGATGTGCATTAGTGGGCGATGACACAAAGTTTGAGACAGTTGCTACTTATAGTAATGGAGATGCAATGGCTATATTTCAAAACAGATTAGGATTGATTGGGTGTCACCCAGAGAGTCAACCATTCTGGTATGAAAGCTATAGCTGGATGAAAGCACATTACCATGATGGCGTACATCACAAACTTCTATTAAATTTTACGAATGAATTAATGCAACGATGAGAGGCTATAATCCGGCAGATGAATCCTTTGAAGAATGGGATCGTGACCGAAAAGCTAGAAGATGGAAGTATTGGGCGGCTGTACGAAAATTGAAGGCTCAATTTGATAGAAAAGATTCTAGCTTACTATTCAATCAATGGATGTTACAAACATTTGGAATTAGAATCATTTACAATAATGAGGGGCATTTAACTGAAAACTATGAAGTTATTGACGAAAAAAAATATCTATTCTTTGTACTAAAATACCTATGACACTAGAAGATGAAATTGTTGAGAGTTTAGCCAGAGAATACTCTGAACAGCTTGACTTTGATATTACAAAAGACTTGTTGACTGATTCAGGTTGGTACACTATTGAGTTGTCAACGTTGATAAGTAGAGAAAAGTCAATTGATATCAAAGATTGGGTATCAGAAAAAGTTAAAGAAGGTTTTGTATCCAGAGGAAAAACATTTATATTCAAGTCTAAAAAAGAAGCTGAATGGTTCAGTCTGCGATGGCAATGATTAAAAAAAGACAAATGACTAATAAGTTATATGGATCTAACGGCGGTTGGGCGGCAATACGTAGTGTGAACTATGCAGGCATAGGATATGCGTATGACATGCCCTATCATCAGATTGATCCTATAATATCACCGAATGAATGGAACAAAATGACTGCTTGGTGTGTATCTGTATTCGGACCCAGTGGCACACCCGGCGCACCCGGTGTATGGACGCCCGGTGATAGATGGTATGCTAACAATGCTAAGTTTTGGTTTAGAGACAAGCCGGATTGCGAATGGTTTTTATTGAGATGGCAATGATTAATTTAGAAGAATGGAAAATGACTGATACGGGTTATGTTCGTACTGTTGAGAGTACGGACATTCTATTGCCATCAGCATTAAGAGCAGACATATACGATTGGTGCTGGGAAAAGAGTATACTTGTAGCATTAGAAGGCACAATGGCGGGCATGGATGTTTGGAGTGTCAAAGATGAGAAACAACGTATGTGGTTTCAATTGAGATGGCAATAACTATTAAACTTAAAAATAGATTAACGGCAAGAGAAGAACAATGGCTAGCAAAGAATATTGGGCCTAGATTGCATTACATTCATAACAGTATCGGTGGACAGGGCTGGATAGCAAAACATACATGGGATCCGGGAGTAGTTAATAAACATTGGACTCAGAATTCAAAAAGTAAACATTGGACCCTTACATTTGAAAATGAAAGCTATGCTAGTTTCTTTTTAATAAAATTTCCACAATGATAACTGTAACTTTAATAGACAAACAACCCAACGAGGTTATGGAAATAGTGCGTGAGTTGCGTAGTAAAGGATATCTCCAAGGTATTGAATTTGACTTTGAATATCATAAACCCGTTTTTAATGACTGGAGTGGAGATAACGTGTACAATAGATACACTGTTTTCAAATTCTATAAAGAATCACTTGCAACCTGGTTTACACTAAAATATCAATAATGGCTATACAACATATTAACGGGATATTAAGAAAAGTTTCAGTAGGCCAAGAATTTAAAAGTGTAGAAGTTACTGGAAACAAAACATATTATAGAATTTATTATGGAAAAAGAAAAGATTATCCGAATGACCATATCAAATGGTGTCGCAGAAATTTAGGTGAGCGTGGAGTAGGATGGGACTTTACTTTTATATCTAACATGTTGACTATAGAGATATGGGATGATAAATTGAAATTCATGTATGAAATTTGGAAACAATAATGGAACTGACTCAAAAGAAATATCTATATCCTGGATCAAAAACAACATTTTATACTGTTAATTGGGTCCGTAGCATTGAACACACTAACAAAGATATACAGAAATGGTGTAGGAAAACATTCGGCAAACCCGGATACAATGACAAGTTAGAAATGGTTCGTTGGACTGATAATATCAGTGAATCAAATAGCATAACTTTTTTACAAGAATCAGACTTTATGATGTTTCTATTAAGGTGGCAGTAATATGGCAATGGATATAATGATAGATATTGAAAGTTTGAACACAACACCTGATTGTGTTATACTTACAATTGGTGCTGTACGTTTTGATCCTAAAGGTAGTGGGATAGTAGAGAAGTTAGAACTAAGACCTACTATTGAGGATCAAACTGAAATCTACAATCGTAGCATTAACGAGGATACGTTACGTTGGTGGAGTACTCAAAGCGAGGCTGCACAAGAAGAAGCTATGGGAGATTCTGGACGTGAATCATTGTCTGACTGCATGGAGAAACTATATAAGTTTTGTTGGAACCGTCGTGCTGTATGGTCGCACGGTGCACCCTTTGACGTTGTTGTCATGGAGTCAGCACTAAGACAAACTTCAACTAGACCTAATCCAATACCCTGGGCTTTCTATACAGTAAGAGATACACGAACATTATTTGACATTACTGGAGTAAGTCTTAAAGACGGTGGACACGTGACTACCCACAAAGCGGTAGAAGATGCTGAACGTCAGGCTATTGTCGTACAGAAAGCGTATATGAAATTAATTAAAGCAGGATTAGTGCCACCTAAATGAAGTTTCAATCAGATATTGATATTGACTTTGGTAACAGAGATAGTATATTAAAACATATCTCACATATACCTGCGGCAATGCGTAGAGCTAATCCTATTCGTAAACATGCAACTGGTATCTATGTGACAGAGATTCCATATGATGCACTATTTGACATGGCTAACATGGACTATAGTGAAGCAGAAAGTCGCGGGTATCTTAAGTTAGACTTTTTGAACGTGCATGTATATGATAAGGTTCGTGATGAACAGCATTTGATTGAATTGATGCGTGAACCTAATTGGGACAAATTAAATGATAAAGTATTTGTGGGACAACTGATTCACTTGAGTAACCATTATCATAGTATGCAAAAGATGCAAGATCCTATTAATAGCATACCTAGACTTGCTATGATGTTAGCAATAATTAGACCTGCTAAAAAGCATTTAATTGGATTACCTTGGAAAGAAGTTGCAGAAACAGTGTGGGAGAAGAATATAGATGGATACAGTTTTAAGAAAAGTCATGCAATTTCCTACTCATGGCTTGTTGCAGTGCATATGAATCTATTAGAAGAATTAGGACATCCTCTTGACGAGGGTAATTGATTTTCTTTTTGATTTTCTTTTGGCCAATTCTAATATGCTACATATCGGACCATGAACTACGGTGAGACTTTTGTTGTTGAATGTTCTTATATATGGCTTAAACATCATCCATTCTTCTTTTAAAAACATATTGATGGGTACTAAACGATTACTCTCCCACCACCATACATCACCTAATTCTAAAAATTTCTCCCTTAGTAACTGGTCTACTATTGCCCCGTAATCATAGATAGTTGTAACCACATCATCTCTATTTTGAACAATTCCAACATAATCTTGTCCTGCATAGGAACATATGGTTATAAAGGGGTGATTTTTAGTTAGTTTGTTAAAGAATTCGTTTTGAATCATTATTTTAGTGTTCTCGGATTTATTTATCAATTTTATTTGCCCAATGTATTTAAATTTATTAATAAATATAGTAAAGGACCAACATTGTGTATTCTACCTCAGTAAGCTATTATATCCCCCGACAAACGGTAGTACTCTATTCAGGATCCTCACCTAGGAGTTATCAAACCGTGTATGCTAAAAATTTAAAAATCCATAAAGGAATTGACAATACATTACAATTTCAATTCATAAATCAGGACCAAAAACCAGTAAACCTGACCGGTAAGTCTATCACTTGTATATTGATGAATTATGATGGTTCTGAAATAATATTACAGAAAACATTGTCATTAGTGTATCCTTTAACAGGAATAGCAAGTTTAGATGTTCTATCTTTAGAAACACTTGCATTAGATGCTTCTTTATGTCATTACTCATTGACTATACCGATTGGTGCATTTGATTACCCGGTATTCGTTGATGATAGTTCAGGTGGACGTGGAGTCATTGAGATAGTGAACAGTGTATTACCTAAATTTACACCATCTACACAATTAGAGTTGACGGTCCATGACACCCCAACAAACATTAATCCAGTAACTTACTACAGTACAACGTACACACCAAAACACAATTCACTATTGACTGTCCAAACAACATTAGATAATTACAATGGAACAATTAAGTTTCAAGGATCAGCAACAGGTGTGTCCCAAGAATGGTTCTATTTAGATACTGAAGAAACATATACTGGTTATACCAATATTGATTACTTCAATTTAGAAGGTCATTTTCCATACTTTAGAATTGAATTTGCAAGTACTGGTGGAACAGTAGACAAAGTTTTGGTTAGATAAGTATCCATCGTTCTTGTCATATGAATGACTTTGTGTTATACTAACACAGATGTTTGATATACTCTCAATAATACCCGGTCGTAAAAAACAAACAAGCGGCGGTTGGACAAGTTTCAACGCTATTTGTTGTTCCCATCGCGGGCATAGACCTGATGATAAATTTCGTGGTGGCATCAAATTTGATGGACAAACGAATTGGGTATACCATTGCTTCAATTGTAGTTATAGTTGCAGTTTTACATTGGGTAGAGTTATCAACGACAAAGCAAGAAAATTCTTACTATGGTGCGGTGTTGATATAGAACAGATTCAACTTTGGAGTCTTGAAAGTTTACGCAACAAAGACTTTTTAGATTTCAGTTATCGTAAAAAGGTTCGTGAAACACTTTCATTTAAGACTAGAGAATTACCCGATGGTGAATTGTTAGATGGCAATAATCCTAATCATAGTGTATTCTTACAATATCTACGAAATAGAAAGATTGATGAAAAACTATTACCCTTCATTGTAACACCCAATGATAAGGGTAGACATTCTAATCGTATTGTTATCCCATATACGTATAAGGGAAAGACTGTAGGACACACTAGTAGATTTTTAGATAACAGAATACCTAAGTATATCAACGACCAAGAAGCCGGGTATGTATTTGGATATGACTTTCAAAGACCAGAATGGCAAGCATGTATTCTAGTTGAGGGTATCTTTGATGCAATGAGCATACACGGTTGTGCTTTAACACACAATACAATATCAACTGAACAAGCACAGTTGTTGGCGCAACTAAACAAAAAAATCATTGTTGTACCTGATCGTGATGCTACCGGACTTGAGATATGTGACAAAGCATTAGAGTTTGGGTATAGTGTCAGCTTACCTGATTGGGATAGTTCAGTTAAAGATGTAAATGACGCAGTAGTAAAATACGGTAGACTACCTGCGTTACTAAGTATATTAGAAAATGCAACAATGAGTAAGATAAAAATAGAAATGCAGAGGCGTAAAATTGCAAAAGGATTATAATGTAGAGATTCAGCGGCTCTTTTTAGAGATGATGCTAACAAATGCAGAACTCTATACTAGGGTAATGAATATTATGAATGCACAGAACTTTGACAAGGGATTAAGACCTGTGGCAGAGTTTATGGTAGAATATAGTGAGAAATATAGTCTGTTACCTGATATTAAACAGATTTCAGCAACAACAGGAACTAACCTAAGTCTAGTCGAAGACTTTGGTGAGAAACATACTGAATGGTTCTTAGAAGAATTTGAATCATTTACTAAACGACAAGAATTAGAACGAGCAATTCTTAAAGCAGCCGATTTACTTGAGAAGGGTGAATTCGGACCAGTTGAGAAACTAATCAAGGACGCGGTACAGATTAGTTTGCAACGAGATATGGGTACAGATTACTTTGCTAATCCCAAAGAACGATTACATAGATATTTCAATGCAGGTGGACAGCAAAGCACAGGCTGGCCGCAACTTGATAGATTGTTATATGGTGGCTTCAGTCGAGGTGAATTGAATATCTTTGCAGGTGGTTCAGGATCAGGTAAGAGTTTGGTCATGATGAACATCGCATTGAATTGGTTACAAATGGGATTGAGTGGTGTTTATGTATCGTTAGAACTATCAGAAGAAATGACCTCATTGCGTACTGATGCGATGTTGACAATGATGAGTACCAGAGATATTCGTAGAGATATTGACGGCACTGAACTTAAAGTTAGAATAGCATCTAAGAAAGCAGGTGAATATCGTGTTAAAGGAATGCCTGCACAAAGTAATGTTAACGATATTCGTTCATACTTAAAAGAAGTACAAATCCAAACTGGAATCAAAGTTGACTTTGTTATGATTGACTATCTTGACTTGGTTATGCCAGTATCAGTTAAAGTCAATCCTAACGACCAGTTTATTAAAGACAAGTATGTCAGTGAAGAATTACGTAATTTGTCAAAAGAACTAGGTGTATTAATGGTCACTGCAAGTCAATTGAATCGTAGTGCGGTTGAAGAAATAGAATACGATCATAGTCATATTGCAGGTGGTATCAGTAAGATTAACACAGCAGATAACGTGTTTGGTATCTTTACGAGTCGCAGTATGAAAGAACGCGGAAAGTATGGAATTCAATGTATGAAAAGTCGTAATTCTACAGGAGTAGGTCAAAAAATTGACCTAGATTATAACATTGAAACTATGCGTATTACGGATGAAGACCCGGAAGGATATTCGGATCAGCAAGCAAAATATAGGCCAGCTCCGAGTCCCAACGATATTATGAATCAAGTAAAGCCCCAATCTACTGTAGTGGGGGAAAATATACATCTCCCGGAAGAGACAAAGCGTGTAGTAGCAGATGTGCGAGGGGCGACACTTAAATCTTTACTTAAGAATCTCCAAAATTGATAAATACTATTAGGATCTATACCAAAAATGCAAAGAAAAACTCGTAGTCTTTTAGAAGAATTAGAAGCAATTGGAAATAATCGTGATACGTCACATATTATTGAAAGCCGTGCCCATAATATCATCACTAGCGCAATTAATCTATTGGAAATGATTAACAAGCACTATGACAGTGAAAAGGCTCAGATACTAGAGAGAAAATTGCTTAGTGCTATTAAAGCACGTGATCAGGATAGATTCTCAAAAAGTTTGAGGAAAAAAGATGAGATTCTCTGAGTTTGATTTTTTAATTGAGGGGGGCGGATCCCGCCGACAAAGACAACGGGCTAAACGTCAGCAACAGCAGGCTCCACAACAGCAGGCTCCACAACAGCAGCCGACAAAGACAACGGGCTAAACGTCAGCAACAGCAGGCTCCACAACAGCAGGCTCCACAACAGCAGGCTCCACAACAGCAGACTCCACAACAGCAGGCTGCCCCTGCATCACCGGCGTATGCTCAACAACAACAGGCTGCACAAGCGCAACAACAAGCAATGCAATACAGTCTTCATGGAGGTTCTAAACCAGATGAAACTGACATTCAGCATATTAATTCTTGGGCTGATGCAATTCAATCTGGAGCGCATTCACCCGGTGATGTTCCTGATGTATACCTACAGTATGTTAATAAAGCTATCCAGGGCAGAAGCCTGTCAGCCCCTGCAAGACGAACAGGCCCTATTAATAATAGAGTGGATAAGAGAGCAGATCAAATTTTTATCAATAACTTTTCAACCAAATTACGTAACGCAAAAACAGATCCTCAGTTTGATTATAATAAGTTTACTCAGGACTATCTAACAAGAAATAACTATAATACCGGGGTATATAAACTTGCATTAGACCAAGCATTAGACCAAGCTGTTACTGGAAAGAATGACCAGGCTGATTTAGCACTTGGTCCAGTAATGTTAAAAATAGCGCAAGCAAACACAAACAAAGCTCAAGTAGAAATGCCGAGTATTAAGGGAATGATGGGTATACCTCATTAAATTAATATAGCCCGCTTTTATTGCGGGCTTTTTTACCTCTATAAATAGTGTATGTCATTAAAAATTAGATGCTACACCCTGTTTAATATCACAAAAACAGGCATTACAAACAGAAGAAATACTCCCGCACCTGTTGCGGAAAAGATAACATTGTGGGAACAACAAAGAAATACACAATGTAACCTTGATACTATTATTCAAATAATCTCCTTAAGAGGATTACCAGAAGAAATTACAACACCTGAAAAAGAAGAAGTTACACTAAGTGACACAGAAAGATTTGGATTTTTATTAGAATCAGAAGAACCTTGTACAATGTGGTCATTTAGCTTTACTATTGTTGGGGAAGATATGTTTAATGATGGTATAGCTAATTTAGGATATCTATTCTCTGATTGTGAAGGTGTACCCATGATTCAAGTTGGTAATGAATTTAATAAATTACCAACATTTTTAGATGTTACTCCTGAATTAAGAAATATATACTTTGAGGTGATTGATGGTCAGTAAAAACGACAAATTATTTTCTATTCTGACTAGGATGTTCAGTAAAGAAAAGCTATCAAAATTAGAACGTGAAATCATTTATCAGGATCCTGACGGAACATATAGACTGTACGGTGATTATTCTATCAAAAAAAATGATGACGGATATCTAATGACTAAAGATGCAACATACACTAGTCATACTTTTA